ACCTTGTGCTGTGACCTTGTCATTGAAAACGTAGAATTCTTGCATGCCAGCAACAACTTCTGCGCCTGTGCGTGGATCTTTTTTCTTATTAATTGTACGAACTTTTTTGATCTTTCGTGGATCAATGTAAACAAGTTCTTGAATACCTAGTTGCGGCTGTGCACGATCAACGAGCACTTGAAAAAATAATCTTCCGTCAATATACCAATCGCGGAAAAGACCAGAACCATCATTTGAGAAATTTAACAATTTTAAAACATATTTAAATTCTTCACGAATGGCTTCTTTAATATCTTCTGGTTGATCTAGATCGTCTAGAATTATTGTAACTGATTTGCCAGCAACGTCGTGAACGATTGTTTCATTTACAATTTCATCAATTGCTGATTCAAGTTCTGGTTGCAATGCCATCTCGCGATAGCGAGTGATGAGATCTGTTTCATTCTTAAAACTTGCTTCAAGATCTAGGTATGTACCAAAATATCCACCAGCACTGAGATTAACAGCACCATCGTCAGTGACGGGTGCTGTAATTTGTGGTTGAATATCTGTTTCTGGCTTTTTGCGTAAAATCTCAAAGCCAAATAAATTTATACCTGCCATAGTTTACTCCATTATAACAAAATCAAATTGTACATTAAAAATTATCTGCCGTTCGGACCAACTTCTGTCCTCGATGCAGGGCGCACAGGTCTCTTGTTTACGTTTCTTCCACCAGTAGGTGTGCTTGCAATTTGCGAAAGACCAAGAGGCTTAACGTTAGGCTGGGAAACTGAACCACCAGTTGGTCTTGTAGGACGAACAACTGGTGATGGGCGGCTTGGACCACGAAATTGATTTCTCAGCGATTTTACAGCACGAACAGTAGAATTAACGCTATTGATAGCTCTCGTGATATTATTCACTTTATTAATAAAATTGATGAGAGATCTGCTCATTGAATTAATTAGGCTACGAAGACTTCTGGTGATGTCCAGTACTGATACTGGAATGTCACTGCATACTCTTCGATCTGATCGTTTTGATCCCAACCCACTTCGATTGCTGAAATATCTGTTGGGAACATATCGATAAATGTATATGTCTTTAAGATATTTCCTTGCTTTCCGAACTGATAAACTTCAGCGTCAAATGTATATTGGCTATAAAATGCTTCTGCAAGATTGCTTTCGTGACCATTAATTCTTGACATCCACTCTTCAAGTTGATTTCGCACTACGAAATCTTCGTCGTTAATAACAGTAATTGTCCACTCAGGGAATATTCTGTTACCAGCAACTTTAATCATTCTACCAAAATAAGGAATATCAATAGATCCAAGTGATGATCCTGGAAGCTGCGCTGATTTTGCAGTAAAAACTAGTTTGCGATCAAACACTGGAATGTTGACTTCAAATAGATTAGGACGTGCGCCGTCGAATGGAAAGTTTCCTTTAAAGTCTGTAATATTGAAAGGCATTGCGTTCTCCTGACTTTATATTATTTATTAGAATCTACCAACGACTTCATCAAAGGACACACCAGTACGAACAGCAACAAAGTTAAGTTGAATGAAATTAATGCTGCGATTAGGCTTGACATAAATGTCACCAACGAACTCATTGCGATCGATTACATCTGATGTATTGTTTGTTGAGTTACAAACAACCTTGAAGTCTGTGATTCCACGACGACCCTTCACCGTTCTCAAAAATGGTTCAACAATTGACACGAACTGCGATCTTGTAAACTCATCGTTGAATTCGAAGAGTTGTGCTTTTGCAGCGCGAGAAATTGCTTTTTCTAGAGTAATAAACAAGCGGCGAACATTGATGCGATCGAATGCACTTGGCTTTGAAAGCATTGTCTTGTCGCCGAATAAGATAGTTCCTTCACCAGCGAATGAGACGACAGGATTGATACCATTCTTATAAAGAGTATCTCTATCAGCCTTTGCAGGATAGTATGCAAGTTTAATTACATTCTTGATCTGACCGCGTGAAGAACCTGCTGGAGAGAACCATGAATCTCTTTCAAGGTCTGTGCGAACACAGAGACCAGCAACGTCACCATTGAGTGGAATCCAGCGATACACATCATTGTACTTGTCATACTGATACTTCCAACCGCTGTCCATTACTGCATAAGAAGATGACACATTTGAAAGTGCATTCTTACGATAGTTGACAACATCATCAGAAGGTGTTGAAGAAGTTACATTTGCAAGAGCAGGTGATACGAATGCTACGCAGTCCTTACGAACTTCTGCAACGCTATTGATTGCGTAAAGTGCAGTGGCTGGAGCGGCATCGCCTGTCATAATTAGTGACACATCAATTTGATCTGCATCAATAAACTTGCTGTAGCCTGTTTGAACATTTCCAGCTGCGACAATACCATCAGCACCACCAGAGAGTGATGTTGCATAAACTGCAGCAACATTTACGAGTTGAGCAAATGATTTACCAGCAGCAGTTGTACCCCATGTTGTTGCTGTATTTACAGCATCAAGATGATCTGTCCAATAGACATACTTTGATTTTCTCCAAATTACGTCTTTGTAATAATTTGAATTTCCGATGCTGTCTTTTGCGTCGCTTGCTTTTGAGACGAATGCAAAAGTTTCAAGAACTGTTCCAGCCGTACCGCTGAAAAGACCGTCTTCATCGACGACAACAATATGCATTTCGTCATTTGTACCGCTTACATTTGAAACATAAGCAGAAGTTCCAGGTGCTGAATCAAAGTAACTCTTATATGCCCATGCATCAAAGTGTGTTGTGTTTGTATTTGCCCAAACACTTACTTTTAGCGAGTTACCAAGCGCGCCAGGATATCTTGCAGCCCAAGCACCAGCTGTTGTGGTGTTTGAACTATAGTAAGTCGTGAAATATTGATCTTCATTCTTAATTAAGAATGTTGAATTTCCTGATGCGGTTGATGTTCTTGTATTTGTACCGCTGACTGCGCGAACAACACGAAGATCATTGCCGTAGTTTAGGAAGTTTGCGCAAGTAAAGAAAGAAACTGCAGTATTTGTATCTGGCTTGCCGAAAACTTCTACAAGTCGAATTTCATTTTCGACTTGACTTGCAAGTTCAGCTGGACCCCACTGGAATACACCAGCAAACGCACCAGTTGTTGTTCCTGCAGATGGAACGACGGTTGTTAAATCTACTTCAGAGGTAACAACACCAGGAGATAATTGAAACGCCATGTTTATGCTCCTATAAATGGAGAATTAAAAAAATCTACGAAATATTTAGTAAATTCCCGTTTTTAAGGTTTTTTACTCAAATCTTTCCATCTTTTTATAATCAGCGATGCTCCAAACTGCACCATCTGAGACGAATGTATTTCGATGTTCTTCCATTGTTACAGGAAGGGGGAGCATCTCGTCTTCGATTTGTTTCATTTGCTGTTCGTGGAGTCGCTGTTTAATGTTTGTATCGCTGATTTCGGAGAAGAAATTCTGACTCGTCGACCAAGAAAAAAGAACAAGACACATAACTAGATCGTCATGACTCCCTTCTTCAGCCTCAAAACTTGTACCCTTTGCAATAAAAGTGGAAAGTTCCGAGATCGTTTCGAAATCTTGTATTAAAATCTGTTGAGATTCAATCAGATTCTTTAAAACGGAGCATCCAAGGCGTTTGACAGACTTCGTTGTTCGGATTCCGCGATCTGATTTCTTACCATATCCCCAAGTCAATGTCATTCGATTCTTCATCTCTACTGTAGATAGGATATTTTCATATTCATAATCTTCAAAAAGTGAATCGACAACCTGCTGACCGTTATCATTAATTTCAATAAGCACATATGCGCCGTTATAGTATTCGCCCATTTTCTTAATAATACTTGGATAGACGAGTGGACTGATATTATTATCTTTATACGTCGCCACGACATGATATGGAATCTTAGAAATATCAACGACGACAAAAGCAGAATAGTCTAAACCCTTTCCGCGACTCGTATCTGCAACAACCATATAACTTTTTCCAGGAATAGGTTGCTGATAAACACAAATTCCACTATCAGTCTTTGAAAGAGGTGTTACGAATGCTAAAGATTTCAATCCTGCAGCCGATATAAGAGTGCCAGAGGAACCCATGAACTCTGTTTCGACTTCTTGATAATACTTTTGATCACCAAGAACACGACGTTGTTCATCTGCCCATTTTTGATCTCGACCTGGAACCTGTCTCCAGTTTGCCTCAATGTGCATGAATCCATTATGACCTTCTACCGCCTCGGTCCACATTCGATAAAAATGATTCATTCCATTTGGCGTCGAAGAAATTAAGATCTTCGAAGTTTCACCAGAAGAAATGGTAGGATAAACGGAAGTGAAGAAGTCTTCGGCGATGTTACTTGGAACGAATGCAAACTCATCAAGATATAGAAGCGAGATAGAGAAACCACGAATCGCGCTTGAAGCAGTCGAAGTTGCCATTACACGGCAATTATTTTCTAATTCAATGTCGCCTTTGTTCCAAACTCTCACGCCCTGTTGAATCCAGAGCGGCAGTGCTTCATATGCAATTTTAATACGACTGAGAATTTCACGAGCTGTTGGTGCTTTGTTTGCTAGAATTGCAACAAATTTATCTTG